CAAGGTAAAAAACCATGTAGGTTCCATATTCCAGAATCGAGAAATACGTAAGGCCAGCATATCATAATAACCAGCCTTACTTACTAAAAATTTGCGGTGTCTTCTACCTCGTTTTCTTTGGGCAACGAACTGGACATGAGTAATAAACATTCACGTCCTTTTTTATAGATTAGACTAGCAGGTACATCTTTTTCTAACAGCCATTCCATAACAGCGAATCCATAATCAAGGGGTTTACCTTGGGATGGCCTGTAGTGTGGTATACCGTCCAAAGATATGCAGACACCTAAAGCACCTGCACATAGTTGGGCTAGTTCTGCCCTGTCTAGATTACCAGCCCATAAAGCAGTAAATTGCATACAGACACCTAGACTTCTTGGTTTTTTTAGTTGTATATCTTGTAAATTCATGTCGGTTCCTTTTTTTTAAATTATGCGTATGTGATACCGTTATAACATTCAAATGATACATTTATGGTATTTGGGTCACCTTCGGAAAAAGAAGCTAAACAAATACAGGTATCGAAGGTTACTGTAGTATCTCCGTCGTCGTCTCCTACTGCGTCCCCATCTACTTCGAATACTATGTTAATGGCGTATTCATCGGTAGATACTGTAGAGGAAGAAGAAACGTTAGCACTGTAAGAACCTGTCTTATTTATGAAGTCTAATACAGAACCAGCAGAAGCCGAGGTAAACTGTCTCATGTAAATCGTAAAAGAACCTGTAATAGGTTGGTCGTCACCTTTACGTACGCTTCCAATCGTCCCTCTATCTCTTATTACGATACGGTCCGATTTTGTTTGGTCGAAAGAGAAGTTACCTTCTTCGTAGGCTACTTCGAGACTAATAGGGGTTGGGCTTGTTCCGTCTTTAAGGGTTATCTTACCATCGCGACGGACTTTTGGGGCTGTTGAGTAGGCCATGTTATGCTCCTAGTTTGTTATAGTGTGTAAAATTGTAAAATCTATAGTTGTAATCATATATTCCATGCTGTTTGATACTTCTCGATTACTACGATTATATCTAATTTGCATATCTTGTACAGTACCAAGTACTGCGTTTATTATATCCTCTTCTGCATCCATACATAAGTCATAATCTGTAATAATATCTTTTGGCCGAAGTCGATAGGCAAAGATTACCCTAGCATTACTGCTAACATATGTAAGGCCCCTTCGCATCCGTTCGCCTTCGTCGTTGCTGGTTGGCATGTCTACCGTAAAACCTTTATGGGCTATGGTATTCTGGATGCGACGAAAGTAACTAGGGGGAAGCGGTACAAGTTTAAAACCTGCTACCGTCTCTACCTTGGTCTTTATTGCTTGGCGAACTTGAGCGAAAGAAGAAGCCATGTTTACCTCGTTCCATATCGTCTACGATACATATAAGGACCAGGACGATTAAGATAAATGGTAGGTTGTCCAGCTTTACGTTTATCGCTATCCTCTGGTTTACCTGTGTGGTCTTCATCATAAATAAAATTAATAACATGGAATTCATCTTGATAAAGTTTATAGTGTTCCTGTGCTAGTTCTAGGTAACGTCCGTTACTCTGTCCTAGGCTGCTATGGAAATCACGAAAGATAAGATATAAAGATAAATGCCTATGTGCTTCTGCGAAGGCCTCAGGACTAGTAACTAAGTATTCATACCCAGCCCCAACAGTTCTTAATCTTCTTAAGATGGTATACCATGCAGAATCTATATACTGTTGGTAACTGGTAATACTGGAAGGACGTAAACTATCAAGGTCTGTATATACCTCTTCTAAGTCTGCATCACTTATTACAGGGTAAAGACGTTTTAATACTATGGCCGCCATTCTTCGAAACGTAAATACAGCCCCAGATATAGTAACGTTAAACTCCTGTACGTAACCTTCCCCCAGTGTTAGACTAGTTGCTAGTTGGGCTGGGCTATGTGAATACTGTATAGTCCCATCCCCTAAAATGGTAGTACTTCCATTCTCTACTATATACTGGCCATCTGGTTTTAAGATGGAATAGGTAGCAGAAGAAGGGGTAATCTGGGAACCATCACGATATACTTCTAGTAACGTGTTTTGTGACTTACCACGTTCTAGAAGTTCCGTAACTCGTACGCGTGCAGAATAAGGGGTATCAGAAGACATCTACTAAGCCTTAATTACTAGTTTCCAGTCTGTACCATCACATGCAAATAGAGAACCTTCCCCAGCAGCAACAGTAGCGATAGTAGCAGCAGCATCATCTTTTACAGTAAAACTATGTGTTGTATTTTCGTTCTTGATGAAAAAGATAGCCCCGTTACGTTCTGCTGGTAGATTGATATCATAAGCAGCATCGGTATCTAAAATCTGTATCATAGAATCTTTGTATGTAAGAGTTTTAATAGCTGCTAATGTTTCGATATTTACACCGTTTTTAAATTCGAAATGTCTAGCGACTTTAAAAGCCTGTGCTGAGTTGTAATCTGAAGCCATGCTAACCTCCTGGGTTTATTGTAAAAATTCTGGCTGTTTGTTTATATAAGATTTTTATATGTAAAGATTATACATTATTTTTTATTGTTTGCTTTATTTAAATGACCACGTAAATTATTTTGTGCTTCTTTAAAGGACATATCTTTACCGCTTTTTCTGGAAGCATCCATTATACGTTTGGCTGTTCTGTCGAAGGCCTTTTTATCGTTATCATAACTCATAATGTGCCCCTCTATTTTTTTCTAGGTCCTGTAATGCTAGTTTCATATCCTTATGTAGATCCTGCAATCCGTTAAGTTTTGCTGCTATCTCTGGGATATGCTGGTTACGTGTATGTCTTTCGATACGTCTTTGTACATCCATCATTTGTCTTTGTATAAATGTTTTGTGTGGAAGTTGTAATACTCCCTTTTGCATAAGTTCTAATCGCCAATCTGCGAAAAGGTCATGTCGATAACTCTTTACAAGTTCGCCCCCGATATTCTCTAGAGTTGTAAACTTGTCTGCCCAGTAACTTCCTCTTCGGGCTGGGTATTTACGTAAGTAGTCATGCTGGGCTGGGTTTATAATGGTCCATCCTTTATCTACCAATCTAGTACGGGTTAGTCCGCTGTCTGGATTGTTGCTAAAACCTCGCGTACCGTTTACCCCTGGGGTTTCATGGTGTACGTGAAGTTCTGGAAGCCAAACAGGTTTACGTACTGTTTCGCCCTTCTTTTTTCCTTCTGTCTCGAAGTAGTGTAATTCCCAGTTCTTCGGATGATGCTTGTAAAAGAATCTATTATTACTTCTGGTTGGTAATGTTACTTGCTGTTTAGCGGTTGTTTGCCATGGTTGGGCTATGTCTTCGTAATTCATAATGTCGGTATCCTTATTTTAATGTTAGTCGGTCCCCTAAAGAAAACTGCTAGGGAGACTGGGGAACCGACTAAGCCAGCCCCCCAGCAGAACAAAAGTTTTTAAAATTATGTGGTTGAGTTAATTAAAACGCCTCTGTCATCGTCGATAACAGCCAATCCAAGATAAGCATGACCGATGATAGCTGTAAGAGCCTTCGCCCCTTCGCGTTCCATTTCGACCAATACTTTACCCATCTGCATAGACTGAGAAGCACCAGGTAAAGAAGCCGGTACACCATCTGCGTAAGCCAAAGCACCTACACCGAACATAGCAGACTTGTAAGCCCCGCCAGCATCGTTTACGTAAGAAGACTTATAGACATCTACACCCAACAAGTTTCCAACGAATCCAGGGCCTTTAGCCATCAACATCTCTTGTGTAGCAGACATGTAAGAAATTGCGTTACCTGTTTCGTTACGTAAAGAGTCTTGAAGTTCTGTCAAAGCAACAGGATGTAAGATAGCTGCAAAAGGAGCCAAAGCACCTTTATTAGAAGCGGCCTTCTCCAATTGGAAGATAGCAGAGAAGAAGTCATCTACAGACAATTGGGTAGATGCAGAACCTACAGTATTAGTAAAATCGTCGATAGCATCCGCGGTTTTATCTGCGAAAGAAGCTTCATAAGAACCTGCCATAGATTGAGCCAATCTAAACGGGTCGATATCAGAACCTCCGAATCCTGTCATACTTGCAAGGTCTGTCATCTTGTACATAAGAGCCAATCTAGCAACAGCGATATCCACATGTCCATCTGTAAAGTCTTGTATGCTTGCTGCGTCGCCTTCGTTTGATGGTGTTTCGAAAAGGTCAAACCCGTCTAAGCCTGCTTTACGTACACGGATGGTATCAGAACCTAGGCCGTTAATAGAACCTGCGTAAGAAATGTATTGAGAGTTACGAAGGTTTTGTACATCGCGAAGAAGCAAATTAATCTCTTGAGAAATCATAGCTTCAATGCGTAGATCCCCTTCTAGTTTTTGATGGTTTGTGTCATTCTGACCGTAAGAAATAATCTTAGCCATTGTTTTTTACCTCATTGGTGAATAGTGAAATATAGTTTATTTG